AAGTCGTCAAGTTCTAACTGAATGTTAGCGTCGGTTGCGTTGTATAAAACACCCATTTTGTATCAAACTCTCTCTACCCGTTAACTTTAGCTATCTCAAGCGCTAGCTCTCTCTTAGTCTTACCCTCAGTATCGATGTTTAGCTTTTCCGCTAGTTCTACCAGCTTAACCTTGCTTAGCTTAGCTAGCTCGGATTCCCGAATGTCTACCGCCGCCGTGTTGTTACTCTCTTCCCAAGACAACGCTTCCTCAAACCCAGCTTCTAACTCTTCTACTTTATCTACTTCCTCTATTGCTGTGTCTTCTTTAAACAGGCTTGAATCACTCGGTGTGCGAGGACCCTCGATGAGTATGCCGACGGTGTTTTCTTCGTTAACGACTGGTTCAGGCGCCGGTTCACTAACTTCAAGCTTAGATAAAAGTATTTCATCTAACAGCCGCTTTGGCTTAGCAAGAGGCTGGGCCGACTCTATCTTGCTCTGCTCTTTAAGAAAGTTAATGTCTTCCTTAGAAAACTTAACTACGTCGCTGTCAAACACTTCTCCTCCCTTAATCCTTACACCGTTGTGTATAAAGTCTATAAACGCTCTGTACTTCACTACACTTCACCCCTTCAGTACTTTCCCTTGTAGAATGCTTTGTAAATGTTGCTTAGTGACGATGATTCTTCAGGCTTCTCCTTGCCGTTTTTAGCATTATTAATTTCTAAATTTTCACCGTACTCTTCATCTAGTATCTTCTGAATGTCCTCGGGTCTTAGCGAGTTCCAAATGTTAGAGTTAGAGTGCTCTTGGACAAACTTAATCGACTCTAACTGGTTTCTCCTACTGTCCTCAACACCGACGGTTCGACTTAGTATACTAGCAAAGTTTCTTAGCAGCAGCTGCTTACTCTTTGTAAAAGCGTACAGCGCGTGCACCCAGGCAAATATTAAGTCGGTTCTAGGACCGTCGGCTCGACCGTGCTCGTCTACTACAAAGTTTAGAAGCTGGTGGTGTAACCTCTCCGACTTTATAATCCCGTACTTCTTAACTACACTGTCACTTCTCCTATTCTGCATGATCATCTCAAACTTTCTCCTAGCGTCAAACTTGTCCTCCTCCGCTGATATGATTGAGTCCACGGCCTCCGTGTACTTGTCGATTATGATGTTGTACATGTTGGCTAGAAGGATGTCCCTAGACACGCCGGTAACGTCCGTTCCTATAGACGAGCGGTACAAGTCCCTACCGTAGTCGTAACCCGCTGTTAGCTCATTTTTCGACTTATCCCTAAACAAGTTCACGCCTATACCGTTGTTAGTCTTGTTAAGTATCTTGTCTATTAGTATCTTACCCACGGCGTTTCTCTCTATGTTGACTAGGCAGTTGTTGTACCGCTTAGTCAAGTCGATAACAACGTCGGCGAACTTGTCCGGAATTATCGTGTTAGAGTCGTACTCAGCGACTTGCTCTAGCGTGCTAGCCTTTACGATCTGAACGGTACTCGAGTCTTTTCTGTCTCCGTACGCAACGTCTACTCCGGCTACGTAGACTTCACCCGGAACGGGGTTCTCAAAAATCCAGAGGCGGCCGTCGAAATCTGTCATGACTGGGTCGACCGTAGCGATGGAGTCTAGAATTTGCCCCGGAACGTAGGTGTTTCCAGACGACACGAACGAGAGCTCCAGCTCGGCAGCTATCGACCTGTAGTTCCAGTTTAGCTGGCTGCACTGGTCGAGGTACCAGCTCTCGTCGTACTCCGGCACCGCGCTCCAGTGTACCCTGACTGGAACGTACTTGTTGTCCCCGTTGAGCGCTCCCTCGTACATCTGGTAGTACCACTTACCGGTGCCGGAGATACCGTTGGGGGTTGAGATAATTATGATTCCGTACGGTTTTCCCTTACTTGACTTAAACGCCCTAGAGATAGTCGGGTACGCGGCCTGGTACACATCTTCCACTCTCTCTATGAAGGCAGCTTCGTCGATGACTAGTAAGTTAATAGACTCACCCAGAGAAGCGCTTCGAGTAGCCGGGAGGGCTGTTACCTTTGACCCGTTGGAGAATACTAGGGACTGCTTGTTGTCTGTTTCAAGCTTAAGCTTCCAAGAACTGTTTGGGAGTAGCTCATACATCTTTCTTATCTTTGAGAGAAAGGAAGCCGCGTTGCGCTGACCAGCGGATATGATGAGTATGTTGTAGTTTGAGTAGTGTAGCAGGCTCCACAAGCATATTGCCTGTACCAGTGTTGACATGCCTATCTGCCTAGACTTAAGCGTTATGATAAAGTGTTTAGCTAGAAACAGCTTGACTATCTTCTTCTGAAAGTCGTACATGTTAAACGGTATCAAGCCGTGGGCCGGGTGCTGGATCTTAACGTTGCTCTCCATCCACTGAATGGGGTCTCTTCTGTTCTTTATTAAACTCTCTAACAGTTCTTCCGTATTCATCTAAACACCCATTTTTAATAATATTTACTACGTAGCAAATGTATTTAAGTTTAACTTGTATGGATAAGTTAAATTTAATAAAAAGCCCGCATAGTATTAATTTCACAATTAGTGTATAATTCTAAAATTAAACCTAAGGTGGTAGTGTCATAACAAAATGAGAGGCATGATAGACAAGTCAGCCTTTAACTGGAACTTTAGGGAAGACGACTGGCTAGTGGACTTAGTCCTTAACAACCAGCGGCTAAGGCAGAAGATATTTACCTTAAAGAACTACTCGTCGCTTAGGATTAACGAGATAGTGTATGAGATATACAACATAGTTAAAAACTACAGGCAGGGTTTAGAAATAGAGTCAGAGTCTTTCCTAAAGAAAAAGCAGTTTCTAGTACTGGCCGAGAAGAGTGAAGACAGCGATAGGATACAGCTGACTCTAGAAGACGAGTACAAGCTAAAGGACTTAATCGAACAGTACAAGATATACGAGTTGATCGGTTGGTTTCACTTGGGTAAAAACTCAAAGGTGTTTAAAATTTGCACGCTAAAGAAGCAGGAGATACTCGAAAAGATATACCCTATAGTCGACCTAAGTATTCGAAAGGTTATTGGGTCAAAGGTTATAAACCCGAAGAGCCCGGAGTTTGAGGAAGCCGTTAACAACGCGTGGCTGGCTATCATTAAGTACCTACCGAAGATTGACACGTCAAAAGTGATGTTTAGTATATTCGTTGGGGTTGGCCACCGCTCCGCTATATACTACAACATTACAAACTTGAGGGAAAAGTACAGCACTGTAAAGATAAATGACCTTAAGTCAGTAAGTGACGATGACGACGGCGTGGGAGAAGACTTGTTTATAAGTACGGTTGTTGGTAACAGCGTAGAGAGTAACTACGATGCTGTTAGTGTCGAGAACGACGTTATCGATAGAATCGACTCAGGTAGTGTAGGGGAAGAGTTTTACTTAGAGTCAGTAGACAGCATGACGGAGGAAGCCGAGAGAGTCATTGAATCGTTGGAAAGAGACAATAAAGCAAATTACCTACAGCAGAACGTGCTAGCACACTCGTTTAACATACTGTCGGGTAAGGTAAAGAAGCTGTGCTTTGAAAAAATCTTTGCTGAGTTTTTTAGCGACTTGATAAACTCTAAAGTGTCGGAGAGAATCTTAATAAAACACTCCCCAACCCTGATTGAGATAATGAACCTTACGACGATTGACCCGGACTTAGCGGATGACGAAGAAGCCAACAACAGCGTGTACAAGCTGTTTAGGGATTGGATCAAGGAAAAGATAGAAGACAAGCTGTACAAGTACAACATTAGGCTAACGGATGACATGGATGAGTTTAAAAAGCAGCAGCTCTTAGAGATAGTTAAGAGAGAGAACAACATGATTAAGTATATGAAGGAAAACAAGAGGGACTTTATAAAGAAGTTACTCGAGTTTCGAAACTCTTGCATTAACTTCAAGACGTAAAGGAGACACTCAAGTTGCCGTCGGTTTTAAGACACGAAAGAGAAAATCAGTTTTCCAAGCTAGTGCTCTCCATTCTAAATGACAGCTACGGTGGGAACGTACTCAAGTACAAAGACGCTGAGAGAGACGCTCGCGACTTTACGCAATTGAGTAAGAAACTACGGAGAGCGTCAGCTCTCGGGTTAGACTTAAGCAAGGTTAAGAGTCCGTACCTTAAGTACACGCACGTAGATCTTAAGAACTCCGCGGTGTCGGTAGTCTTAACGGAGTGTCTCGAAGTACTACTAGGGTACAACATCGACTACCTAAAGTCTAAGAGATTTTTCCCGTTTGGTTTAGACTCTCTGTTTCAGAGGAGTAAGTCTAAAGACCTATACAAGATAAGAGACAACAGAGATAAAGAACAAGAAGCTAAGTACGTGTTTAACTGGGTGAGAGACAGAGTACTAAACAACTACTTCTCCATCAGCAACATCCAGGTTGACAGAAAGTTGGGGAGAGTTGAGTTCAGCTCAAACTTTAGGGACCAAAACTACGGTATGACTATCCAGAACATAGTAGCAAAGATACCTGACGATAAGAATTTGAATATATCGGGGCTTAAGGGAACTGCGTTAGAACTAAGTAGAGACTACGACACGCTGTTCCTATACTTCTCCATGCTGGGATTTACGGAAATATTTGCAAGGTGCTCTTGCCCGGAGTACGTGAGAAAGCACTCACGCAAGTACGGTATATCAAACTACTTTTGCTCGCACCTACTGTACTCGATAATGCAGTTTCCGTACTACCTAATGTACGCTCTACAGTGAGTAGGGAGACACCTTAAGATGAAGAGAGTACTACTCTCCGCTAAGCTAGACTACCTGTTAGACTACGCGAAAAAACAGTACAGCGTGAGAAGGGGCCTACGCTTAAACTCGAGAGACTGGGAGTCATTCGTCAGCGTAAGGAGTGCCGTATACTACTCCTTTCTAATCAACGGTACGGTAAAGTTTACGACTAAGTCAAAGATTTCCGGTAAGACGTACGAGCAGTACGTTAAGCTGGTTAACTTTAAGAGAGTAGAACCGGCGCTACTGTTACTCTTTCTAATCGACACACCTGAAGACCAAGTTGTAGAGTTTTTAAACAGCTTTCTACTCAGCGGAGAGGCTAAATTATCGTGTCAGTGTGCATCCTATATTTACCACGGAGCTAAATACAACCTAACTAAGCTAAAGTCATGCTACGGCCCGGGTGAGACTAGGCCGCCAGACGTGAGGGACCCTCTTAGAAAGTTTCTAGTGTGCAAGCACCTGTGGCTAGTCTTAGTCAATTTTGAAAAACATGTTACCGAGTTTGCCAAAGGCCTACTGCCTTACTACAAGAGAGCCTTCGGCTTAGCGTCTCCGACTGGGTTGGAAAGGTTGAAGAAAAACTTAGGTGACAGAGGGTTAAAGAGGGTTGTAGAGGAAGCGGTTAGAAACACCAACGCTCTCAAGTCTGACCAAGTTAAGCGGCTGTTTGACAAGCTAACGTCCGGTAAGCTTAACGAAGGGATTAATAAGAAGCTAAGCAACACCGACGCGGCCGAGAGTAGAGAGAATACCCAAAAAGAACAAGATAGTCACGCAACCGAAGAGCATGCTTCTGAAGAAGAAGGTAAACCGGTTCAAAAGGAAGAGTCGCTGAATAATAAGAGTAATACAGAAGAAGAAAAAGAAAGCCTTAAGACTACAAAAAGTAAGAGTGAAACCGAGGAGGTACCATGAAACAGTCGCTAGTTAAGATTTTGTCGGATGACGAGCAGCTAAGTGAGTACATAAGCTCTCTAGAGAGTGAGTTAGAGAACACGGAGTTAGTCGACGCTAAGCTTGACTTAATTCTCGACAACATACTCAGCTTGTACTCTAACTTTACCGACCGCAGGGCCTTGCGCGCGTCGAACATAAGTGCCGTCACGGAAATGCTAAAGTTAAAGGCCGACATACCGATGAGAAGGATACAGACTAAAAAGATGATTCTCGACATGCTAGCTAAAAAGAGAGAGCTTGAGATAAAGGAAAGGAGTGTTAGCGCTAGTGACCAACTGGTTGGAACGACGAGTGACTTGCTCAGAGCTATCTTCAACCGCTTAGACCAAAGCAACATTCACCCGATAGTAGACACTAGTGTACTAGAAAGTGAGTGTCTAGATATTGTAGACTCTCCTAAAAGCTTGAGTGACTCAAGCTGTGATTCAGAAAGCGAAAACCGTGGGGATGATGCCGTTGCCTAGAGATAAAGTAGGTTTGTTCGGTGACATAGGCGACCGCCTGAGTGAGTACATCCAGCAGTACAACAGACTGCGGTACGACAGCTTAATATACGATGATTCCGGTAAGAAGTTAGACATATCCAAGCTGATACCGCAGCGGGAGCTGTCTAAGTTACTCCAGACTGTCTCTTCGTCGAACATATTCGGCCAGTCTATGTTTGAAAGGTTCTTTGACTTACAGGTGGGGAGGGCTGCAAGGTACACGGAGTACGAGCAGATACTGTACAGGATACCCGAAGCCTCCCAAGCCCTGCAGGTTTACGTTGACAGCATACTAGCACCTAACGTCGGGAGTAGAGACAACCAGATGAACTTTAGCATACATGAGGACAACGCTGTAGACATTAAGGCTAAGACTCTAGCAGAGACGATGTTGAAGAGAAGCGGTTTCTTCGACATACTCCCGCAGATTATATACACCTCTCTTCTCTACGGAGACTCTATAGTAGAGTTAGACAAGACTGAGTCGGGTATCCGATACGTGCTACACACGCCTAAAAACTGCACGATACTCTTTGACCAGAAAACCGACATTGAACTAGGTGTCTTGATCCAGCAGGACGTAGAGTCATCTAAGCTGCTAGACATGCTCTCCTACGCTTACCCAACGCTAAACGTTGAGGTACCCGACAAGTTTGTGTCGATCGTAAGCAGCGTTCACCGCATAGACGACTACCAAGAGAAGCACATAGAGCAGCAGATAAAGTCTCTAATCGAAGACTTGTTTAAAGACCACGGGGCAAAGTACAAGTACTTGTCGCCGAGAAGGTACGTTAAGTTTCCGATATACTACAACAACATGTACTACCCGTACGGAACGTCTCTCTTCGACCCCGTAAGGTCCATCGCTAAGCAGCTGCTGCTAGTTGAGGCTGCCTTGTCAATCTACCGAGCTACCCGCACCCCGCTGCGGACCTTGTGGACAATCGAGGTTGGTAACACTCCCGAGCCTGAGATTCCATCGCTAGTCAACGGAATAATGGACAGGATAAGGCGGCAGAAGGTTATTGACCCAGAAAACGAGGGTACTACGTCCCTAGACTCCATACCCGAGATGATGTCCTTAGAAGAGGATATCTGGAGCCCGTCGATCGGTGGCGCACCGCTGCTCAGAGCTGAGCCTATTCAGGGCGGTGATATATCACCCTACATTAACGACGCCGAGTACTTTAAGAGAAAGCTCATCGCAGCGCTGGGTATACCCCCCGCTTACTTAGCCGAGGAGCAGGCCGCGGGAACGAGAGCACTACTGACGCTGGAAGACATTAAGTTTAGTAAGACGATAAGAAAGTACCAAACAGATATTAACAACTCCCTCAATGATCTAGTCAACACGTGTTTCCTACTGACGGGTAACTCGGAATTCTACAACAAAGTAACGCTGTCTCTGCCGGAACCTAAGACTATCGAAGACAACATTAGGATAGAGAACATCAACAACAGGTTAAACGCGGCGGACTCGTTTATGAACTCATTCCCCAACATTCCCAAGCTGTGGGTGTTGAAGAACCTAATAGGGTTGACCGACGACGATATTGAGGACATGGTAAAGATGGTAGAGGATCAAAAGAAACTCGTTATCTTTAGTGAGCAAGTACCGGGTAAGGAGCAGGGAGAGGGTAGTGTCGGCGGTGGCTTAGGTGGTGGGTTCGGAATGGAAGAAGGACCCGTGGATATGGGTGAGAACTTAGGCGGGGAGTACGAAGAGCCCGAGTCGCTCGAGGGTCCGCTCGGAGAGATAGAGTTTGAAGAAGAAGAAACTGAAACTGAGGAGTTACCAACATAGTTGTAAGCTACAGTTTGTTGGTAAATAATACTGTGAAAACTGCAGCGCGTTATTAACAAACCGTACCGCTAGAGTGTAGTTAGTTTACGCAACAAGTGAAAAATAAAATTAAATACATAAAAGCTAAAGTGTAGGAGGCAAACACTTCTATGGTTAAGAATAGATTAAAAGATGACATTAGGTTTATGCTGTCCAACTTAGTAAAGAGTTTTGACGATGCGGGGGAAGACTACAACAGCCTGATATCGGAGATCTACGACGAGTTAGACAACCTGTCTCTAGTTGACTTGTGCGTTACGAGGGAGTACATTAAAGACTCGGTAAGCGCCCTGAATTCCAGCAAGCAGTTTAAGAAACCTAAGAGAAGCATGCTGGCAGCTAGACTGAAGGTTATCTCGGACAACGTTGGAAACTTCTACGTTGTTTCGGAAGAAGGCGGCCAGGAAAAGATAGTGTTTCAAACTAGCGATAAGAACAAAGCCGACCAGTTTGTACGTGACAACCAAAAGAACGCTGCCTTGGCGGCGGCTCCGGAAGACGAGTTGGAAGACGACGTTAGCGAAGATATAGCCGAAATTCCGGAGGATGACTTACCGAATACTAGAGTCGGTAAAAACGGTACCGACAACGAAGACGAGGACAGCTTAGACGAAGAAGACGAAGAAGAAGAAGAGTTAAACGGTGAAGAGGAAGACGAAGTCGATCAAGAAACTCTAGACGAGATTGAAGAGCTAATTGAGAGAGCGGATCACCTGATCGCAGCGATCGACAACTCGATCGACGTTGTCCCGGACTTAGACGCGATCACGGATTTAGTAAACATCAAGGTGTCGATTCAGGACAGGGTTGACGAGCTTAACTCGAAAGACCCAGCCGCTCCAGACTTAGACGAGGCTATGGAAGCACTCCGGAGTGAGCTCGAAGAGTACGAGAGTAAAGCGCTGGACATAATCAACAAAAACACACCGAACGGTGAGGAAGATAAAGAAGAGGAAGAAGAAGCCGAAGATACCGAGCCGGTTGAGGAGAGTACTATTGTCAAGGGTGAGGAAGAATTACCTGATGACGAAACTGGCGAGGAAGAGTCTCCTGAGTCTGAGGAAGACGAGCTCGAGCTTGACGAAGAGTTCGACGGCGGTGAAGAGTTTGAAGACGTAGAGTTGGACAGTGAGGAAGAGCCGTTCGGCGAAGACACTGAAGAGTTAAACGAAGAAGAGTTAAGTGAGGATAACATTAGCGAGCTTATCGACGACCTACTGAGCAGTATTGAAGACCTTGAAGAAAAAATAGAAGACATAAGGGAAGTCGTTGAGGAAAAAGAGCAAGAGAAAGACGTAGAAAAAGTTGACTTAGACACTGAGGGTGAAGAAGAGCTAGAAGAAGAGTTAAGTGAGGAAACACCGAAAGAAGAGAGTACCAGTGAAGACGAAGAAGACAAGACTCTAGCTAGTTCGGCGCTGACACCGCCGGGCTGGGAATCGCTGGAAGATGGGGAGGTAAAAGACTCGGAGTTAGAGTCCGACACTCCGACTAGCAAGATGGTACCAGAAGACGACGGTGTTGCGGAAGTTGGTAGGAAGAAGCCTGACAAAAAGCCGTGTGGAGAATTACCCTTAGACGGAGTTAACCCACTCGAGGCTAAGAAAGCGGCTAAAAGATAAAGGGTGAGTACAGTGCAGAAGGATAAGTATCTAATAAGGTCGATCGTCAACCCTCTCTTAGAGTACAAGATAGTCGAGGGTTCCGAGGTTAAGGGGTCTAACAAGGTAGTAGCCGAGGCTGTGTTTCAGAAATGCGACGACCCCAACGCTAACGGACACTCCTTTCCGCGCAGGGTCCTAGCCGCGGCTGTTGACGAGGCGAGGGAGAATATAAGAAACAGGCACTTCTTGGGAGAGTTAGACCACCCGGAGAATATAAAGGACGTTAACAGGATCGCCACCGTGTCGCTTAAAAACGTGTCTCACCTCATTACTAACTTAGAAATGGACGGAGACTACGTTGTTGGAAAGTTTGAAACGCTGGACACCCCCAACGGTATGATCCTTGCCTCACTGCTTAAGGACAAGATAAAGACCGGTGTCTCCATCCGAGCTATCACCGATCAAGACATCAGCTACGGGTCTGACAAGATAAACAACATCACTGAGTTTACTCTTATCACCTACGACGCGGTTCACAACCCCGCGTACTCCGACGCGTACGTAAAGTCTATCATGGCGTCGGTCTACAAGCTAGACTCCGACTACAGCGAGAGAAGGATAAGCGTTAGTGAGGGTGAGTTTAAGGCAATGCTAGCCGAGGCCATAACAGCGGCGGTTAAGAGAATATATGCTAACAGTAAGAGATAACCTAATTGAGGTGCTGTGAGATGGATTTAAACGAGTTTATGAAGAAGTCTTTGAGTTTAGTTGACCCAGTCGACCTTGAGAGGGAGTTCAGCGACACGGAGATGAAGTATGCTTCTAAGATCGCTAAGAAGGACATGGAGATAAGCGACTTGGACCGAAAGATAGCTAGCGTAAACAAGAGAACAAGCGACATAAAAGCAAACATTAACACGTTAAAAAATAACTTAAAATTAATAAGCGACGCTTTAGAAGACTAAGTTGCGAAGGTGGGAAACCAAGCATGCACATAGACAAGGACCTCGTACAGAAGGCTGTCGACGAAGCCTTTGAGAAGATCATAAAGGAAAACGAGAGTTACGACGACAGCGAGGTAATATACTCCGACGAGCCTAAGCCGGAGGTGAAAGAGATACCCGAAGAGGATAAAGTAGAGGAAGAGGAAAACGTAGAAGGCAGGGTGGAGGAAGAGGTTGAAAAAGCCATCGGTGAAAACTCAGACTTTAACTTTCTCGGCTTAGACATCAGCATTGAGAAGACCGAGAACGGTAAGTTCAACGTTAAGATAACGAAGGCCGACAAGGAGAAAGTTGAGGTACTAGACGTGGCTGACCTTCCGAACATCCTCGGCTTGATAGAGGACTTCTTCAACGAGCTAGTCTTAGAAGACACGAAGAGCGGTGAGGGTGATGAAGACGAAGCGGAGAGCGACGAGGAGACTCCCGAGTTAAACGAGGAAGACGACTCCGACGAGGACGAGCCCGTGGAGCAAGAGTTCGAAGACGAGCTAACCGAAGGCTACCGAGCTTCAGGCTACCACACCTCGCTAGCCTCGCTGCGAAGAAAATATGGGAGTAGGGTAGAGGAGATTCTAGAGCACGGGTTGCTGGCTAAGGAGCTAGCGTTGGAGATGGTTAGGGGTAACTTAGTTAAGGGTACCGTAAGAGAGCTAGTCGACACAGTCAGGGAGAAGGACGCTCTGATCGCCGCTAAGAAAACCGACCTACGAAAGTCAAGCGTCAGGTACCTCTATGCGAAGAAGATGGAGAGTAGCCTGCAGAAAGCCAGCGCCGTACTGGGGTCGGCGATCGTTGACTTGAGCAAGCGGGTTAACAGCAGACAGGTGTCGCCTGAGTTAGCGCGGAAGGCTGTGAAGAGGTACAAGTCTATCATATCCGCGATTGTCAACGCTAACAGTCCTAAGACCGTGCTAGCCGCTACCGCCGCGGTGGGTAAAGTACGAAACGTTGTTTTAGCAAATGTAAACAAAAGTAAAATTAAGCTTGACAGGAGTAGGGGTGTTAACACTGAGTTTAGGCCAAGAAATGTACTGAACAGGACTGGAAAGACCGCCAACTCAACTCTACTTTCTGGTAGGCGATATGACGGAATCGACGAGATGAGCGCTGAGATCCTGCGGATTGCAGGCATCACTGGCAACAGTTAACTTATTAGCATCTAAACTACATAAACAAGGAGTGTAACGCAACTATGGACAGAAAAGACTACACGGCTCTCCTGTCAGAGAGAGTTTGGCCTAGAGTTGAGAGGCAGCTTCTGGGTGGAATCGCTGACAGGGGGCTGCAGAGAAACTTGAAAATTGTTCTCGCTAACACGAGAAGCGCCCTTTTGGCTGACACGTCAATGCAGAACATGATATACCTCAGTGTGGGGTCATTTTAGCGAAAGCTAAAATAGCAAATCGGGTGAATTGCTGGAACCCTTTAGAGCCTCTAGTGCTACAGCGTAGTCGGTAACGACAAGCGCGAAAGCTCTAAAAAATTTAGAGGATTAGGGAATCAGCAGCCAAGCAGCCAGTACACTGGTTGAAGGTCCAGAGACTACCGGAGAGATGCTCTTAGTTCTTAAGAGCGAGTTCTCTTAATAACCGGCTAGAGCGCCCGACCCTTAGCTGTAAGCTAAGGTGAAGATATAGTCCATCCCACAGCGAAAGCTGCGGACAAGATGCCCAAAAATAGTACTACCGTTGGTACGCCGTTTGTTCCCTAAACTGATCGCGAATCAGATTATCTCAGTTCAGCCGCTCAACGGACCAACTGGGTGGATTCGGTTCCTTGATGCGTTTGTTGAACACATTAATCCAGCTACTGGCAACGTAAACATCTACCCCTGGTCTCAGGGTGACAACACGTACTCTACACCGCAGAATGATTTAACGGTTGTTATTCCAGCTGACGGTAGTACTACAAGTTTTTCTGGAGTACTAAAAGATAGTAACGGCGTTGTACTGGTACCGTCGGAGGGAACGCTCTTTATCGAAGTTGGAAACTCCACTAGCGCTAGTACAACGTGGACTAAGATAGCCGAGGCTGACAGGAGTGGAATACTTCACTCGCTAAGCTCTGCTTACAACGTTATGGGAGTAGTTAACCCTAAAACGCAGGAATTCGTTGTTAACATTACGGATTCAAGCGGTACTGCAATTAGTAACCAACTTCGCTTTGCCTTTAAGGAAGATATTCAGAAGAACATCCCGT